TTAAGCTGCCTTAGGGGGGAATATGTCATCCAGTGAAACAATTGCGCCGTTGGTGTTAAATATCTCGACAAATTTACGGCACAACGCAAGATCTATTCCTCTGCGTCCAGTTTCGTAATGACATATCGCTCCTCTAGTGCATCCTACGAGATCGGCTAATTCTGATTGAGTTAATCCAAGCCGTTCACGGTATAAACGCAATTTATTCATGGAACCTCCTTTTCAAAATCAAAGTATACATATTGTATTCAAAATAGCAACAGGAAGGTACTTATTGTGAGTCCTAAACTTTGTATACGGATTGTATAATTTAGTTATGAATATGAACTGGTTTGATATGGCCAAAGACCACATGAAGGTCACAGGCATTACATATGATAAATTAGCTGAACACCTTGGAGTAACTAGAGGTGCGGTAGGTCATTGGTTAAACGGCAGAAGGGAACCGTCCCTCAAAGAAATCGCAGCAATATTGGATTTTATAGGAATTAATAAAGTTATTTTGAATTCAGATGGCACGATTTCCGATATCCAAACTTTATCGCTAAGCACTATAGATATTGAACCTAAATCACAACTGACAACACAGCAGAAAGAATTGTTAGCTTTATTTGATAACTTGCCATCAGAAGAAGCAGATCGTTTCTTGCGCGAATTAAAAGCAAAGTCTGCACATTTTGATGCAATTTTCGCCGAGATGTTGGCAAAACGTGGCAATAAAGCAAGTTAACATAAGATTTTTTATCTGTAAATCATAGTCTTATGAAATATTATTCTAATTATAGCCCTCTTCGTGAGGGCTTTTTTGTGCCTCTCTGATTCTTTCCTTTCTTTGTGTAATTAACAACCTAAATCACAATGCATATCTTAATTAATCATTTTTATCTTTATAAATCAATTGGTAAACGTCGATCATCAATAAAGTATACAAAATGTACTTACCTTTACGTATACGTTATGTATACTTTAATCATCGAACAGGCAGGACGCCCACGAAGTAGCCGCCAGTGGCACATGAATAACTGGATGATTCGATACTAAAGCAATATCTACAATGAATGCTCCGCCCGTGTGGAGAGTCCCTTCCCAAAGTGATTTTTGGGGCGTGGTTAGCAGAATCTAGGATAGGCACAGAGTCTCGCTGGAAAGTTTGCAGCCCCTTTTTGTGGAGTGCAGATTTTTAAACAGACTCGTAGTTCATTAACTACGCCCCAAAAATTACTAATTAGGGGTAATCAAATGGAACGTATCACTGTTTTATCTAAGACTGGTCGTTTAAGTTCCAAAATGCAGCGCCATCTGGAACGCGGTAATTTAATGACCCGTCATCGGTTAGAAGAAAATATCCGTCAATCTGAAATAAAAACTCTGGAAAATATCATTGATAAAGCGTTCGGCATTGAAACTGAGCCACGCAAGGTATTAACACTCAAGCGCAAACAACAGAATGACAGCGCAAACGCGATAGCTAAATTAATTGTTCAGGTTATAAAAAATGACGAACCACAAGAGTCAGTTCCAAGTTTCAATAATTGTTGCATCAGTGAAGTAGCACTTTATTCAACTAAGCATCAAAATAGTAAATCAACAATCACTGCTAGGGTTTAGTTCGCTATTATCAATTTCCATGATAAAAGCTTTCTAAATGTCAAACACTGCACATAATACGAGTATTTTTGAGAAATTTTTTGATATTCATTCGATACTTTAAAGTTGGTAAAATGTAGCAAATGAACAGAGATATCATCCATTCTTATATAGATGATATTGATACGACAGAGCATCTTGGTCAGTGAGCCTTTACGGGATGTCCCGATTGCCTAAGAAAAATTCTCGGCGCTATTTCGATTTGCTAGGGTTCACCAGTAGCTTGTCGTCAAAGTGGGTTCTTAAAGAGAACTGGTAATTATATAGGAAAATTTCGCGAATGGAATAAGTTGGTTAATTAAAATTTGAGATATCCTCCAATATTGGAGTGTAAATATTATCTTGTTATTTTTCATTAGAAACATTTTGATATCAAAATACCTAACCGAAAAACCGGAACGCGACACTGTTAACGCATTAACCAGCTTTATTACGACAGTTAACGACGCTCCATCTAAACCAGTATCAACCAAAACCAAATCCCGCCGTCGATTGGAGTCGGGCGGGGTTACTGCGAGGGTGTGAAGATGGAAGATAAAAAAGTGTTACAAATAAACATCATTAAAACTAACATTGGGAAGTGTTTTATTACCGACTGCAATGAGACTAGTGGTTATAATTTCGACTATCATACAACACAAGTAGATAAGCTTTTATTTGATGGTCACGAACCTAAACGGTCATTTACGAAAAACTGGTTTGAAATACCGTCATATCCAGAAAAAGTAGAAAGGTTGATTACTGGTGAAAGACAAAATAAGCGCTTTAAATTAAAAGATGAAGAGCTTAAAAGTTCAAAATTACCACTAGAAATTCCATATGGAGATAGTGATGAACTTGATAAATCTATACTAGATTCTCTTTATTCTCTGACTTATGACATAGTTCCAAATTATTTAATGCCAATTAATGTTGAGTTTAATTTGGTATGTGAAGTTGATAACTTTAAAGATGCCCCTGAATTTAACTATCCAGCGGTTAGAAAATACGATTTTTCAGAACAACAATACAGCGTAACAAATCAGAACATAAAGCATTCTCTCATAGATCGCATTATCGTTCCTGCCCCATTACGAGCCAACAGCCCGTGCGAGATATCATCAAAAGAGATGTATGATCTTGTTCGTCAGCACGTTAAGGATAATATAAATCCAGAGCTTGCTAGAATAACTAGTGATTATGATTTCTGTTTTGAGGTTAAAAAGATAATACCCTTACTCGAACCTTATACACACTCTTATCGCGATATTTTTGCCAGAACTAAAAAGCAAAGACAGAAGCTGCATTTCAAAACAGTAAAATCAAAAGAAATATCCATTTACGAAATGACTCACGAACAACAGAACTACAAGGGCTATACAGCCATCAAGGGTTTCTCTGCAAGTAATGAGTGGGAACTAAAAGAAATGATTGATAATTTCTTATCGGAGTTGATGAGCACTATCAATGCACCGATTGAACAGTGTCCTCATTGCAACGGAACGGGCTATCTGCAAAACGAAAAGTAGTAACTAGCTCATTTCCGAGTGGGCTGTGGTGAGTTACTCTGATATATTCATGGATTCGACAATGGGTTCATGAGGGAATATGTGTGGATGAAGTGGTAAGAACAATAGTTTTGCTTTTTGAAACTTATTTTTATCTATTTAGTTTCGCTTGGTGGATTACTATTCCTATAGGGATAATCTTCATACTTTTAGCTTGTTTATTTAAAACAAGATTTAGCAAAATAATATTTTCAATATTAGCTATATTCTTTGCATTTCCACCAACATTTGTATTTTTGTTGATGGTGCTATTTAAATTCATTTATTAAATAACCAATCACCAGCCTCGCAAATGCGGGGCTTTTTATTAGCTGAATATAGGAATCTACATCATGTCATTAAAACTAAAAATGTGGGTTGAAGATGAAACAAATAATGAAGACATTGTATTTAAATATGTTGATAACGGAGAGTGTTCAACATTAGTCGGTGCTGATAAAGAAACTCTGTTGTTAGCTCTCGATAAATGCCAAAGCATCATTAACCAAATTAGAACCACGGCAGAACAGGAATAAATAACAATGCCTAAACACATTCACGCTGATTTAATATCTGAGTACGCTATTTCCTTAACCTCTAAATAATCCAACCCAAAAATAACGCATCGTTTCCATTAACGAGGGCTTCTTACATGCGTAATAACATGTTCGACGGGTGCGCAGTCATCCCCAAAAAACCACAAGCAGTCAGGAACAGGCGCACATGGAAGCGCCGTCTCGCCCTATTCCTTATTTCAATTGTTGTGCTTATTCCAGCTTAACGGAGGTCATTATGTTGCCGTCAATAAATTTCCAATATGTACTAAAAGATGAGCGGGTATCTAACGGGCGAGTCATTATCCGTTATCACGATCTAGGTGACATGCAATTTGATATTCCATTCAAAGAAATTGCCAGTCGTTCAAATCTGGATATTAGCGACATGTTCTCTTATGCCAGAGTCCATTGTGATACAGAACGTATTGCGGAAGAAATGAAGAAAGCAGGTTTTAGTTATCGTGAACTTATGGCTATCGCTCAGCATATGATTGAGGAGGTTGTATGAGATACGACCGTGGCCCTTATGCCAGCCAAGATGAGGCATGGGAACAGCAGGAGGAGAAAGCAGCACATCAGAATGCTATCGATGAATATCTGGATAAGCAGGCTAACGAGCGTTTAGGTAAGTTATCAAGTAAAACTCTGTCAGATGAGGTCAGCGCTTTGTTAAAAATGGCTGGTGATAAGCGGTCTGAACTATTGGATCAGCATAACGACTGGCTGTTTGATTTATGTCGAGCAGCAGAAGAACAAGAGGAAAAACAATCATGGCGTTAAAAATTATCAAAGCAACTCAGCCTATTGAAGTCAAAAACTTAATCACCTGTATTTATGCTCCGCCCGGACTTGGTAAAACATCAATGGCATTTACCGCAGACTCTCCGCTTCTGCTGGACTTTGATAAAGGCGCTCACCGCTCACAGTTTCGTAAAGACACCGTTCAGGTGAGCGGCTGGGGAGAAGTTGAACAAATCGCTGAATCGGACTTGAAACCCTACCAAACGATAGTGGTTGATACCGCAGGACGGGCACTGGACTGTCTCGCAGCAGAACTAATCCGCAAGAACCCCAAATTTAAAGGGTATGGTGGTCAGTTATCTTTGCAGGGATTCGGGGCATTGAAGGCCGGATTTTCAGGCTGGTTAAATCTGCTTAAATCCTTTGGTAAGGACATCATTCTGATTGCTCACATGGAGGAAAAGCAAGTCGGTGAAGACTTGGTGGAAAGATTGGATATTCATAGGTGGTTCTAAAGGTGAAATTTATAAAGTCGCCGACGTGATGGGCCGCATCCGTATTGAAGGAACCGGTAATAATACAAAGAGAATGCTGGATTTTAATCCCAGCGCATCTGGTTTTGGTAAAAACCCCGCTCAATTGCCTGTACAGGAAGTGCCTCATTTCAGTACCAGTCCTGATTACTTTGCGGAGATTATCAAAGCGACTAAGGGCGAGCTAAACAAACAGTCAGAGGAGGCTAGACAGGCTCAAGAAGCATTCGCGCTTATCCGCGCTGACATGGAACTACTGGAAACAGAAAAAGATTTTGCTGATGCGGTAGAGCACTTTAAGGATGCACCAACAGAGCATAAGCGCATTCTTAATGAAATTGCCCTCCATAAAGGATTCGAGTTCAGTAAAGAAAGTGGGAAATATATCAAGGTGGCGGCATGATCAGATTATCAGCGACCAATATCGAGGCTTATCGCAGGTGGTCAGTCAATCCAGATACGGAAGTTAACGAGCTGGTTGATTATCTGCTAAAAAAAACCTCCCCCACTGAGGCGATGGAAGCAGGATCGGCTTTTCATAGTGTGCTTGAAAATGCCACTCAGGGTGAACTAACAACTGTTGAATCAGGACGATTCATGTTTGATTTCACTGAAATGGAGGGTGAGCTGACTTTACCTGATATCAGGGAACGAAAGCTGGAAAAGCCCTCCGTTGTCGAAGGTGAACCTGTGACCTTTGTTGGCGTGGTCGATGCAATGGACAGCACAACAATTTACGATCACAAACTCACTGCTCAGTTAAATCCAGAAAGTTACACAGACTCCATGCAATGGCGATGCTATCTGGATTGGTTCGGCATGAATCGCTTTACTTGCAATCTATTCCATAAGTATCAACCTGCAAGAGAGCCGGTGCTTTATAGGATAAAGGAATTTATGCCTGTCACCTTTTACCGCTATCCCGATATTCACAGCGATGTCATGGAGTCTGCGGCTGGTTTGGTTCAATTCATTAAACAATATGTGCCAGAATTATTGCTCACGGAGACGCAAGCCAATGACCGAGGAACCGAATAAATATTTTGAAGGTAAGCCGTGTAAGTTAGGTCATACATTGAGGTACGTTAGAAATAAATGCTGTGTTGAATGCCATAAAGAATCAGGCAGAAAAAGCAGAAAGAACCCTAAAAATCGTGAACGGGTATCAAGGGGAAGCATTTACCTACCTACCGATTTTCAGCACCGAGTGTTTGTGCTCGGCAATCCAAACAGAACTCTTTAACCCTACACCCTATCACTACGCTGCTGTGCGGCGGGAGGATTATTTATGTCTACTAATTATGATTCAAAGCTAATTGTCGGAACTGAACTGGAAAATGTAAGCATTAGCGATGAAGAGGTTGAAGATTTAATTTGTGAAGGCTATGCGCGGCATGGCTCTTATTTTTCTGGTGAGTTCTATTTTATTGGTAAGGAAATTCACACCGCAACTATCACATCTGAAAATTTCAATGAAGAGTATTTATCACTAAAGGATGAGGTTGCAAAAGAGCTAGGGGTAGATATTGATGATGTCTCTTTGCGAAATGGTGTTCTAATTTGGTAAATGCACAAACATTTAATTGGTATGTAATGCCGTGAAAGCAGCATTAAGGAGGTTGCATGTATACCCCATGGAACCCAAATCCAAAAGCAATCCTCAGAGTTAACGACCCCTACCCCATTCCGACCCACTGCCGATATTGTGGCAGGCACGTGATGATTGAGCATCATCTGAATGTCTTTAAACGCATCCATGACAACCGCTGGCCTTGGTTATACCACTGCTGGACATGTGGTGCGCGTGTCAGTATTCACCCAGAAACCGATATCCCGATGGGGTCACTGGCGGATAAGAAAACTCGTCAGGCTAGAGCCTCGGCGCATCGTTATTTCGATGATGTCGTCAGGAGTCGTAATTTAGAGCGCACGGAAGCGTATCAATGGTTAGCACGTCAACTGGACATCAGCTTCAACACCTGTCACTTCGGCTGGTTTGATACTGATATGTGTAAGAAAGCAGAGCGTATATGTAGGAGGTTTGGGTGAGTAATAATATTGACTACAGTAAATTATCAGATTTTGAAATTAATAAGATGATAACTGAAAGAATGAACATATCTAATTATATGTATTATGATAATGAATCAGACTACGTAATTTGGGTTGTGCCATCCAATCATAGCTACGAAGGATTCACCAGCAAGAAAGGAAGAGAATTCGATCCGTGCAATAATCCACAAGATGCCATGCCAATTATTATCAATAATGGCATTAGCTTAATATTCCAAGATAAGAAATTCGAATTTGCAACTAATGATGGTGAAATAGAATGTACTCTTGATAATCCATATAAGGCAGCAATGGTTATATTTCTTCACATGAAGGATATGGAGAATGAAATACAGCCTCATAGTAGCTGATCCCCCGTGGCAATATAATAACGCCGCCAGTAACGGAGCTGCTAATAACCACTATACCACCACTGATTTTTATTCCCTCACTCGACTCCCCATAGAACAAATAGCTGCTGAAAACGCTGTACTCTGTATGTGGTACACGGGGAATTTTGCACTGGAAGCTATCAGGTTATCTGAAGCATGGGGATTTACAGTTAAGACCATGAAGCTGTTCACATGGGTCAAGCTGAATAAGCTAGCGATGGATCGTATCGATAGGGCTATTCAGGAAGAAAAGCTGTTCGATAGCTGGGATTTCATGGAGTTGCTGAATACTGAAACACGGATGAACGGGGGTAATTATACCCGTAGTAACTCAGAAGATATGTTAATCGCTATCAGGGGTAATGGACTACCCCGACAAAGCGCCAGTGTGAAGCAGGTTATTTATTCGTGCCTGGGTGAACATAGTCAAAAGCCGAGAGAAGCTCACCACAGGTTAGAGCAATTATACGGTGATGTTCCCCGCATTGAATTATTTGCCCGTGAGACAGTTGAAGGCTGGCATTTATGGGGGAATGAGTCACCCCAAAATAATATCGAATTTATTAGTGAGGCTAAATTCATCACCAATGACTAACGAATTCGAGAACGCAAGAAGGAAGGTGGCAAGGGATTGCTTCGGTGAGCAAAAATGAGGATAAAATATGCAAATGTTAACTCTTGATGAGTGGGCAAGCGATAGGTACAGAAGCCGACCGCCTAGTTTAAGCACCCTACAACGTTATGCTAGAAATGGTCATTTCTGCCCACCAGCAAAAAAAGAAGGTGGCATCTGGAGGGTTAGAGAAGATGCCGAGCTGGTTGGTAACTTAGCGACACCGATTATCAATAAGTCAGATAATCCCAAACTACAGAGGATCTTAAGTGATGGCTGCGCGACCTCGGAAAAATAATCTCAATATTCCCAATCTATACCCATTATTTAGCCGTAAAGCTAACAAGGTGTATTGGCGTTATCGTCACCCTATCACAGGAAAGTATCATGCCTTGGGTGACAATGAGCAGGAGGCAAAAGAAATTGCTATCGAGGCTAATAGTAGATTAGCGGAACAACGCAGTCGTCAGGTTATGGCAATCAGTGATCGTGTTGCAAAAATCAAAGGCAAAGAAATTACGGTTAATACTTGGTTGGATAGGTATTGGAAAATTCAGGAGGAACGCTTAGAGACGGGCGATATAAAACTCAATACCTTCAAGCAGAAACGTAAGCCAGTGGACCTAATGAGACAATCTTTAGCGATGAAGCCTCTTCCTGCTGTAGATGCCAGAGATATAGCTGGAATATTAGATGAATATAAAGTCGCCGGTCAGCCTCGCATGGCTCAGGTTGTCCGCTCTGTTTTGATTGATGTATTTAAAGAAGCTCAGCATGCCGGTGAAGTCCCTCCGGGGTATAACCCTGCATTAGCCACTAAGCAACCAAAGAGAAAAGTCTCTCGTCAACGCTTAAATCTTGAAGAATGGCAAAAAATATTTTCAATTGCTGATAATCAGCACAAATACATGGGTAACGCAATGCTGTTAGCTATCGTAACAGGTCAAAGATTAGGTGATATATCTGAAATGAAATTTAGTGATGTTTGGGATGATCACCTTCATGTTTCTCAAGAAAAGACAGGTGTCAGGTTAGCTATCCCACTGGCGTTACGCTGCAACGCACTGAATACCTCTCTTAGGGAGGTGGTAGCACGATGCCGTGATCGTGTTGTTAGTCCCTATTTAATTCACTATTTTCACATCACATCGCAATCTAAGCGCGGAGAAAAAGTGACAGCCAATACACTAACAACAAATTTCAAAAAAGCACGTGACAAAACAGACATTGACAGGGGCGAAGGAACTACAGCCACTTTCCATGAACAGCGTTCATTATCAGAGCGCCTATATCGTGAGCAAGGCATTAATACGAAGAATTTATTAGGACACAAAACGCAACAACAGACCGATAAATATCACGATGACGGAGGTAAGGATTGGATAAAAATTGTGATCTGA